TTCACACTATCTTTCCCACCGAATCCTCTGGTCAAAGCGGTTTTTCGACAGTCTGGGCCAACATTTGTACCTTGACAAGTTCATAGTGAGACTGACGGAGAAAATTTTTGGGTGGAAAGCTCTTGACCATGGGGGCTGCCCACGATATAATAAAATTACCGCAGGAAAGGAGGTTCCACAAATGTCTACAGAAAAGGAAATCCTCATGTTCCAAAAATCCACGGTATATGATTTGCTCCAGATTATCGAAAAGAATCCGGACAAAACCTATACCACGGCAGAACTGAAAGAACTGCTGACGGCCTACGTCAAGGGTCTGGAGCAGTCTTGACAGCGAGGGGACAGGGGCTGGGCGGCCAGCCCCGCGCCCCAGAGAGTGAAAGGCCGGCAACAAGTTTTTGAAATTCTCCGTCCAGAAATGGGCGGAGAATTTTTGCTTTTGGTCGTTCTGTCACACCCAGCGCCAAGGATGGTAAGCGTCATACAGGAACCCGTCAGTCTGACTATGGACTGACGGATTTTTTGTTGTAACGAAAGGAGGTGAGAGAACGTGAATGAAATCCGAAAAGCCGCCTATGTGTGCAAGCAGGCGGAGACTGCGGGGGATTTGGAGCTTATCAACCGGCAGGCTTTGCGGGAATTGAAGGCGGAAGAGGTGTTTGCCTTCCGGCTGGCCGCCTGCGACGACCAGGTGGACCGGGACCATGAGCGGTTTACTCTGGCCGCGCTGGAGGGGCTGGCGGAGCGGTTTGTGGGCCGGACGGTGCTCATGGACCACCAGTGGAGCGCCAAGGGGCAGACCGCGCGGGTGTACGCCGGGGCGGTGGAGGAAGAAAAGGGCGTCCACCGGCTGGTGCTGCGGGCCTACATGCTCCGCACCGGGGAGACGGAAGCCGTCATTGCCGCCATTGAGGGCGGGATTCTGCGGGAGGTCTCCGTGGGCTGCGCGGTGGAGCGGGCCCTGTGCTCCATCTGCGGGGCGGACAAGGGCAAAACCAGCTGTCCCCACCGGCCTGGGGCGGTCTACGGCGGGCAGACGTGTCATGTGGACCTGGACGGGGCCAGAGACGCCTATGAGGTGTCCTTTGTGGCCGTGCCCGCCCAGCCGAAAGCCGGGGTGGTCAAAAAGTACGGCGGCGAACAGGGACCCGCCATGGAGGAAGAGGCGCTCTGTCTGGCCCAGGCCCGGCAGGCCCTGGAGGAAAAGCGGTACGGCACATAAAAAACCGGGGATTTACTCCCCGGCTCCGCCTAATCCTCTTTTTTCCCGCCCTGGTTTTCAATGAGCTTTTGGACCTTGCGCTTGGCCTCGTCCAGGTCCTTGCACCCGTCCAGTATCATGTCCACCATTTCCAAAATCGTCTTAAACTGTTTGTCTGTCATAACGATATCCATTTCCTTTCCTCCTGGTTTATCCGCGTGGTGGTTTCCCCCATTATAACACAGAACCGGAAGGAAGGGCAAGGACATCAATCAAATATTGGAGGTATCCCATGACGAGAGAAGAATTGTACGAGCTCAAGCACAAGCGCGCCCAGCTGGTGGAGGAAGGCAAGGGGCTGCTGGCCAAGAAGGACCTGGAGGGCCACGGGGCCAAAATGGCGGAAATCGACCAGCTCAATGGGGAAATCAACGCCGCCGAAAAGCAGCTGGCCGAGGAAGGCCGGTTCGAGGACGGCGAGGGGGGCCTCAAGGCCCTGGCCGCCGCCCAGGCGCGGCAGAAGGATGAGGCCCGGAAAACGGCGGCGGTGGATGAGCTGCGGGCCAGCGGAGAGTATGCCCGGGCCTTTGCCAAGGCCATGCGCCGGGGCGCTCAGGTGAAAAAGTGCGCCGGGGTGGAGGACCTTGCCCCCCTGTATAAGGCCCTCACCGAGAGCGGCGGGACCCCCGCCGGGGCCGACGGCGGCTTCTTGGCCCCCATTGACTTTGACCATCAAATCCGCCGCCTGGAAAAGGACTATCTGGACCTGTCCGCCCTGTTTACCGTGGAGACGGTGACCACCCTGAGCGGCTGGCGGGTGGTGGAGGACGGCCTTCCCAAAAAGCTCCCCAAGGTGGCGGAGATGGGGACCATCGGCAAGGAGGACCAGCCCAAATTCCGGCGGGTGGATTACGCGGTGGAGAAGTATGCCGAGCGCCTGCCGATTTCCAACGAGCTGCTGGAGGACAACGCGGCGGGGCTGCTGGCCTACGCGGCGGCGTGGTTTGCGCCCAAATACATCCTGACCAAGAACAGTCTGCTGCTGGCGTTTCTGGAGGGGCTGGCCTCCGCCGCCCTGACCGCCGGGCAGGAGGACAAGTTGCTGCGCAAGGCCCTGATCGCCAAGCTCAACACCGCCCACAGCCGCCGGGCCGTCCTGCTGACCAACCAGAGCGGTTACGCGGAAATGGACGGCTGGGAGGACAAGAACGGCCGGCCTCTGCTGGTCCCCAACCCCGCCGACCCCCAGGTGCTGCGCTACCGGGGACGGCAGGTGGTGTATGGCGACGACACGGAGCTTCCCGGCGGAGAGGGGAGCATCCCCCTGTATGTGGGCAATTTCAAGGCCCTGGGGACCCTGTTCGTGCGGAAGGGTATCGAGCTGGCCACCACCGACGTGGGCGGCGACGCCTGGGCCACCGACAGCATGGAGCTGCGGGCTATCTGCCGCCTGGACGCGGTGGAGATGGACCCCGCCGCCGGGTTTCAGGCTGCGCTGGCCGCTGGCGGCTGAGTATGGCTCTGAGCGAGGCGCGGTTGGCGGGGCTGCTGGCCTACTGCCGGATAGAAGAGGCGGACGGGTGGGAACGGGAGGTGCTGGAGCTGCTCTTTGACAGCGCGGCAGGGTACCTCTCCGCCGCCGGGGTGGCCGAGCCCCCAGAGGGCTCCCCCCGGCGGGCGCGGTATGATTTGTGCGTCAATTACCTGGTTCTGGACGCCTACGACCGCCGGGAGGCCCTGCTGAACACCGGACAGGCGGCAGAAAACCCGGTGTTCCGGCGGATGCTCAATCAGCTGAAGCTGACCAGAAATGAGGTGACATAATGGCGAGACAGGCCAGCGCCGGGGAGCTGAGAACGCGGATTTATGTGCTGGACCGGGCGGAGCTGCCCCAGGAGACAGACAGCATCGGCAACCGAAGCTGCGACATATCGGGCCTGCTGGAGCGGGGGCGGCGGTTCTGGTGCAAGTGGGTGAACGCCTACGGAAACGAGGTCTATGCCGCCCGGCAGGCCCAGGTTCAGGAGCCCGCCACCCTCACCCTGCGGTATACGCCCTATATTACCCCCACCTGCCTCCTGTGCAGGCGGGGGGACCGGGTCTATTTCGAGGTGATATCTGTCAATGACGTGGAAAACCGGCACGCTTGGCTGGAGGTCAAGGTTCAGCGGAACATGCCGGGGAGGTGATTTGTGGGAAAAGGGATTTCGCCGTCCCAGCTGGACAGCGCCCTGTCCGCTGTGCTGGAGGAATACTCCACTGAGGTCTACGAGGGCGTAAAGCGGGCGGTGGATACCACCGCCAAGGCTGTCGATAAGGAAATCCGGCGGCATATCACCTTTCGGGACCGGACAGGAGACTACCGGCGGGCGTTCGCTCTGCGGAAGAAGGGCAGCAAAGGCACCGGAACCTACGGCAAGACCTGGTATGCCAAGGGTGGACAATGGCGGCTGACACACCTGCTGGAGCATGGTCACTTGAACCGGGACGGGAGCTGGACGCGGGGTTATCCCCACATTGCCTATGGTGAGAAGCTGGCCCTGCGGATGCTGCCGGAGGAAACGGAGAAGGAGCTGACGCGGTGAATCAAGCGGAGTTATACCAGCTGCTGCTGGAGAGCGGTTTGACGGTGTACCGGGATTGGGCAGATACGCCTGCGCCCCTGTCTCTGCCTCATGTAGTTATCCAGGTGCCCAGAGACCGGGGGCTGGGGGGCGATTTATCCCGGCTGGCCGACTGGCACATGGTCCGGCTGGAGCTCTGGTCCCGGCGGGCGGATTTGGCGGCCGAGGGGAGTATCCGGCGGGTGCTGGACCGGATAGGGGCGGACTACACCCTGGAGCGGGTCCCCCTGCCGGAGCAGGGTTTACATGAGACAGTATTTGAATTTGAGGCAATCGAGGTGCTGAACAGTGAATAAAAAACGGTTTATCCTGGGCTCTGGCCACATGTATCTTATGGAGTATACCGGGACCATCCCGGAGGACAGTGTGCTGGAGGTGAAGGAAAACAAAATCGGCGTGATTTCCGGCGGGGCCACCCTGGAATACAAGCCCACCTTTTACACGGTGGAGGACGACCTGGGAACCGTGAAGGAGGCCCTGCTGACGGCGGAGGAAGTCACCTTCAAGTCGGGACTGCTGGCCCCCAATATGAGCTTTGCAGCCTTCTCCGCCCCCACGGCGCGGGTGGAGCCCGCCACAGCCCAGAAGAAAAGACGGGTGACGAAAATCGGCGGCGTGGCCAATGCCGACGGCAAAAGCTATATCGTGCGCTTTCTCCATGCCTCCACGGCGGACCCTGGATATAAGCTCCGGGCTACCATTGTGGGGGTGAATACCAGCGGCTTTTCCCTGGGCTTTTTGAAGGACAAGGAAACCATTGTGGACCTGACGTTCGCCGCCCAGCCCATGGACGGCACCGGTACCCTGGTGGAGCTGGATGAGCCCGACGATCCGGTGGAGGGAGGCGCTTGATGTTCGATATTGCCCATGTGCGTACCCGGTATTACCCGGTCCGGTTCGGCGGGCGGGTGCTCCAGCTGGAGCCGCTGAAGCTGCGCACCCTCAACGAATTGGTGCGTCTGTCCCGCAGTGTGACCCAGGGAGATACGGGAGCCTATGAGGACTTTACCTCTCTGGTGGCCCGGATTTTAAGCAAAAACCGGTATCAGGTCAAAATTTCCCCCAAACAGGTGGAGGATACCCTGACCATCGACCAGGTATCCGCCCTGCTCCAGGGGTATCTGGCCTGGCTCAAGCAGGAGCGGGACAGCGACCCAAACTGAGCGTCCCCCACTGTCCGTCCGGGGAGGATGGCGGGGGACTGGAGCCCATTGGAACCCTGGATTATAAATTTGTGGCCGACTACGCCGGTGTGTCCATGCCCCAGGTAGAGGATTTGGATGTATTTACGTTCTTTCTGCTGCTCCATGATGGGGTGGTCTGGCGTCTGTCCAAGACCGAGAAGGGCCGGGAATACCTGGACACCGCCGCCCGGCTGCGTATGACAGAGCCGGAACCGGGCCTGCCGGGGCGGCTGTAGCGGCGGCGTGTACCTTGAAAAGTTCATATTCAGACTGACGAACAAAAGGAAAACCGGGGATTCCTCCCCGGCCCCTGTCCCGTTACTCCTGCGCCTTGGCTTCTGCAATCGTGTCCAGCAGTTCACACAGTTCCTCGTTGGTGTAGTCCTTGCCGCTCTTCTTAATCAAAAGGCGCAGTTCATAGATGGTGGCTATCTGTGTGTCCTTGCGTTCCCATTCTATTCCTATATTATCCACCTCCTTGCGTGTCCCGTTCCATTTCGTGGTCGATTGCCCGGTTGATGAAGCCGTTCAGGCTTTCACCGCAGGCCTGTGCGTGGGCTTGCACGGTTTCTTTCTTCCCTTTGGAGAGTGTAAGGTTTACACGATCATAGGCCTTGGCATTCCACTTGTTTTTACTTGCCGCACTTGCCTTTCCTCCCATAAAAACACCTCCCGGCAATTCAAATTTTATCATGAAGCAGCTTCATTGCACAAGTAAGCAAAGTGTACAAAAATGAGGACAAATATTTGTATAACATTCCACCTTGCTTACTTGAGCAAGTAAGCGTATAATATAAATCAGAAAGGGGGTGAGTACAATGAGCAAACAGAAAAAGCGCCGCAGACGAAAGACTGCGGCGCAGCCCAACCGGATGGAAGCAATCGCGGCAGACATCCTAGCGGGCACAATCTCCGGCCTGATAACAGCGGCAATCCTCAAATTGCTGGACTGGTAAGGCCAAAGGGTGCGGGGCCTCACCCCCGCACCCTCAATATAAATGATTTCACAAGAAACGTCAAGGGGGTAAATATGAAATATTTTCTGTTCGTGATTATTTTCGTGCCAGTGTTCTTGACGGCACGGTGGGTCATTCGCAAGCTCTGGAAATAGAGAGACTGCGCCGCCTGTGGCATTTAGACCGTGGTGGACCGGACGGCCGCATAACATATCGAATATCCTCAACCCCGTCAGTCTGAGTATGGACCGGCGGGGTTTTCCTATACAAAATTCAGAAGGAGGCGAGGACTGTGGCAAGCGGTATTCGCGGCATCACCGTGGAAATCAACGGCAATACCAAAAAGCTCATCGATGCGCTGAAGGAGACCGGCAAGGAGACCAAGGATATCAAGGCGGAGCTGGCCCAAGTGGACAGGCTGCTAAAGCTGGACCCCTCCAATACGGAATTATTGGCCCAGCGGCAGGAATTGTTGGCCCAGGCCGTGGAGGCCACCCGGACCCGGCTGGACACCCTGCGGCAGGCCGAGAAGCAGATGGAGGCGGGCTTTGCCGCTAATGCCGCCTGGGAAGAGGCGTTTGCCCCCCTGCGGGCGGAAATCGAGGAAACGGAAACGGCCATGCGTCGGCTGTCCAGGCAAATGGCTCAGGCCCAGGCGGACCTGGAGGCCGGGGACATCAGCGCAGAGGCCTACGAAAAGCTGGAGGCGGAGTTTGAACGGCTTGAGGCGCGTTCCAAGGAGCTCTCCCAGGCCAAGCGGGACCTGGATGCTCAATTTGAGAACGGACACATCAGCGGAGAGGAATACCGAAAATACCAGAGGGACGTGGCCGCATCCGCCCAGGAGCTCCAGAAGCTGGAGCGCCAGCTTGCGGCCAGTGAAAGCGGCCTGGACCGATTTTCTCAAGCGGCCCGGGAGGGGAAAAGCGGTCTGGAGCAGCTTTCCCAGGCGGCCCAGCAGAGCAGCAGTGCTGTTGGCAAGGCGGCAGACGCAGTGGCGCCCCTCTCTGCGGCGGCGGCAGGTATCGTCACTGCGGCGGTGGCAGCGGCGGAGCGTACGGAAGAGCTGCGCACCGACCTGTCTAAGCTGGACAACAACGCCCGGCTGGCCGGGGTGGGGGTGGACAAGGCCCGTGCCGCCTGTGACGCGTTCCAAGTGGCCTCTGATGAGCTGGACAGCAGTGTGGAGGCCACCTCCAATTTGCTCCAGGCGGGCTTTACCGAAAGCAACCTGCAAAAGGCGGTGGAGGGGCTGGCCGGGGCGGCTCTCAGCTTCCCGGATACCCTCAAAATAGAATCCCTGGCGGACAGCCTACAGGAGACGCTCGCTACCGGGCAGGCTACCGGCCAGTTTGCCGAGCTGATGGACCGGGCAGGGCTGGGGGCGGACAACCTGACGAAGGCTCTGGAGGGCTGCACCACCGAGGCCCAAAGACAGACCGTGGCGATGTCCTATCTGGCCGCTTCCGGGATGGAGGACGCATACCAGGCTTGGATTCAGAATAATCAGGCCCTGGTGGAATCCAAGCAGGCGCATCTGGATATGCAGATGGCTATGGCCATGGTGGGGGAGGCGGTTCAGCCGCTGATATCCTCCGGGCTGGGTGTCCTGGCGGATATTCTCAGCCGGATTGCGGGGGCCTTTGCCAGCCTCAGCCCCCAGACTCAGGCGTTTATTGTCCGGCTGCTTTTACTGACCGCCGCGCTGGCGCCAATTCTGAAATTGGTCAGCTCCATTTTTGGGGCGGTCAGCAACGTTTCTCAGGGACTTGGCGCAATGGGGGATATCGCCGCCATGTTCAGCGCTGGCGGGGGAAACAAGGTGTATCTCACTTTCCTAAAATGGGCAGGTATTATCGTTGTGGTGGTGGCGCTGATTACAGCTCTGGTGGCGGCTATCAGTGTCCTCACCGGCAAGGGAGACGAAATGAGCCGTACCATGGACAGCCTGGGCGGCAGTGTGGGGAATATGACCGGCTCCCTCCAGGGGGGAAACATCCCTCGTTATGCCTCAGGCACAGACTACCACCCCGGCGGGCTGGCCCTGGTGGGGGAGCAGGGAGCGGAGCTCCTGAGCCTCCCACGGGGCTCCAAGGTCTGGTCCAATGGAGAAACCCGGCGGATGCTGGACCCGGACGGCACCCCGCCGCCCGCCGGAAACGGGGACACTGACGCCTTGCTCCGGGCTCTGGAGCAGGGCTTTAGCTGGGTGGTGCGGGCGGTTCAGGAGAAGGACATGAATACCTATCTGGACGGTACCCGTCTGAGCCGGAGCATAGGCAGGAAACAGGAGTGGCTGAATCAGACCCAGGGCACGTCCCTGGTGAGGGGGTGAGCGGGTGGTCTTTTCCATTGGAGGGACGGACTTGCGGCGGTTTCTGGCCCCCAAGGGCTTTCAGTGGCGGCGCAGAGACCGGGAGGGCCGCAATGCCGGAGATGTTATGAGCGGGGAGCACATTCGGGACCGGCTGGATGTCAAGGAGGTTTTGGAGATAAAGCTGCGGGCCCTGTCTACCAATGAGGCGGCGTTGGTGCTCTCAGCGATTGAGCCGGAGTATGTAAGCGTCACCTACACCAGCCCCCGAGCGGGCGGCGCTGTGACCCGGCGGATGTACGTGGAGGAAGCCCCGGCCAGCCACTTGACCGAAAACCGCCGGGCGGGGGACTGGTGGGAAGGTATGTCCTTCCGGCTGACGGAGCAATAGGAGGGGTGTTGTGCGCAACGAGATTCAATATGCGGGCCGGGTGTTCTCTGACGCCCCTGGAGCGGCCCACCGTCTGTTGAGCGGCGACTGTCTCCTGGGGCACTCGGATTTATCGGACCAGCTGGCGGCGGACTGCCTGGAGTTCGACGTGCGGAGCGGGGACCTCTCTCTGGGGGCTTATACAGAGGGGGAGCCTTTGCGCTACTGTTACCAGGGGGAGCTTATTGGAACCTTTTATGTTCAGAGTGTGGAGCGTACTGGCCGGGAGAGCTATCACTTCACCGCTCTGTCCGCCGTGGGGCGGCTGATGAGGAAGCTCCACTATGGGGGGATGTACACCGGTCAGAGTGCTGGGGAGGTCATACCGGAAATTTGTTCCGGTACAGGCGTTCCGGTAGAAATCAAAACAATTTTCCAGCCTTACCGGCTATATGGCTGGCTTCCGGTGGCCTCAGCGCGGGATAATCTGTCTCAGGTGCTCTTTGCCATTGGGGCCGCCCTGCGCACCGACGCCAACGGGGTGCTGCGGGTTACAAGCCTGTACACAGGTCCTGGATGGGTCCGGGGCCCGGAGCGTTGCTTTGTGGGGGGCAGTGTGGCGTATGCCGCCCCAGTGGCGCGGGTGATTGTCACCGAGCACAAGTGGGAACCCGGCGGGGAGACGGTCGCCCTCTTCGACGGCGCGGCAAAGGAAGGGGATATCATCCGCTTTGGCCAACCTGTCCACTCCCTCCAGGCCAAAGGACTAACCATTTTGGAGTCTGGATGCAATTACGCCAAAGTGTCCACAGGGACCGGGACCATCACAGGCCTGAAGTATGAGCATAACCTGCGGGATATTGTCCGCGCCGTGCCTGGAAATGCCCAAGGCAGGGACGTAACGGTGAAGGAGGCATATCTTTTGTCTCCCATGAACTCTCTTGGCGTGGCCGAACGTCTGTCGGACTATTACGCACATACGGAGCGAATTACACAGGAGACCCTCTGGGCAGGGGAACACGCAGGGGACATAGTTCGCACTGCCCACCCCTACGGTAGAACGGCGGATGTGCTGCTGTCCAGCGCAGACCTGACGCTTTCCGGGATTCTTCGGGCACAGGAAAAAGGAGTCGTAGGATACAAGCCGCCTCTGCCGGAAAGCCAAACTTACTATGACCAGGTTGTGGTTCTCACCGGGTCGGGAACGTGGACCGTACCGGAAGAAATAGAGGGGAACGGTCGGGCTGTCCTGATTGGCGGCGGCCAGGGGGGGCCTGGGGGACGGTCTGGAGGACAGGGACAGAAGGGCGGCACCTCCACCGGCACGGGCGTATACCGCGTACACGCCGGCTCCGCTGGTGAGGGCGGCGCAGGAGCGGAGCGCGGCGGTGAGGGCGGAAATATTTACGAGCTGGATTTGGACCTGAGCCCTGGTCAAGTCTTTGTGTATGCCAGCGGCGTGGGGGGACTTGGCGGGTACAACGGCGCGGAGGGAAGCCGGGGAAGTGATACCACGTTCGGCCCCTACAGCTCGGCGTCCGGCGCGCCCCGTTCCGCCGGGTATACCGAGGCTATCTCAGGAACGGTCTACGCGCAGGCCAATCAAACGCCTGGCGTTAAGGGCGGAAGCGGCACCGGGTCTTTAGACCCGAGCAAATGGAATGCTGAATTTCGAATCGGAGAGACAGTATATGCTCCAGACGGCAGCGCCTGGATACCGGGCGATTCGGGAGCGGGTTACGGCTACACCACCGGCGGTTGGGGCGGCGGTGCAGCGGTGGGAAGCAACGGCGGGCGCGGGGGAAACGGTACGGGCTCACGCACAGGCAGCGGCGGAACCGGCGCGTCTCCTGTCACACCGTCCCCTGCAACCGTGCTCGGCAAGGGTGGAGCAGGCGGGCACGGGGGCGGCGGAGGGGGCGGCAACGGTGAAAGCCGCGCTCCGGATTCCGGTATTACGGCTGGTAATCCCGGCTCTGGCGGCTCTGGCGGGCGGGGCGGCCAGGGAGGTCCCGGCGGGGTTATTATCTATTACACAGCCAAGCGCAAGACTGTATCCGGGCGGTTTTTGACACGGAATCACGCGCCCTTTTTTTCCAGGAAAAAACGGATATTTTCGGTGTGAGGGGATTTTTTATGACTGAAACTAATATACAGGCCCTGGACGCCCGTCTGGCAGCGTTGGAAGAGGTTCTTCAGGGTGAAGGCTCCTATGTGAGCCAATACAGCGGTGAGGAAATTGATGAGCGGTTGGGCAGGGTATCTGTGCAAGCGTCCAGCCCGAACCTGCTGGACAACTGGTATTTTGCGGACCCGGTCAATCAGCGGGGGCAGATGGAGTATACAAATGGCTACACGATTGATAGATGGAGGTCATATGTCGGTACCCCATTGGTAACATTAACCGCAGATGGCATACAATTGACTGCCGGTGACTGGGGACAACCGATTTCTCAAGCTGCTCTTGTACCTGCCGTGTACACCTGCTCCGTCCTATTAACGGGGAACAAATTGATCACTTTGACGATGGATGCAACCGACGGTGTGGCGAGATCGCAGCGAGTTGTTGACCAAGAGACGGGGTTTGTACTCAGTTTCGCTTATAAGTGGACTGCGGATGCGCATTTGTTTTACCTGAATTCAAACAGTTCCACAAATAAAGCCGTGGCCGCGAAGTTGGAGCTCTGTCCTATCCAGACCCTTGCCCACCAGAACGCAGACGGAGCCTGGGTGCTCAACGACCCGCCGCCCAACAAGGCGCTGGAGCTGCTGAAATGCCAGAGATATCAATATATAGCAAACGCGGTAGGAAATCCCGTCGCTGTTTTTGGAATGGGACCCGCCAGCACCAGCAAAAAATGTGCCATTATGATTCCCATTCCTGGCTTGAGAACCTTTCCAGCCATATCAACAAGCGGCGGTATCGGGTTGCTTCCCTGCACAAGGGAGGATATCAACGAGAACTATATTCCTGTTACGAATTTTGCCCCGCATCGAAATGGCACAACAGGAGAAATGCTCATGGATGTGACGGCGGAGGGACTGATTCCCGGAGATTCCTACTTCCTTGTAGCGACAAATGATAGTAGTTCGAAGCTCATATTTGATGCGAACCTGTGAGGAGGAAGATTACCATGTGCAGGTTTTATAACAGGCATTACATCATCATCGATGGAAAGGGGCGTGTTTTAGACAGCTGGAGCGACGGCCCACACCCCAACCGCGACACCACCAGCTCCATCTGCATCAACGAGCAGGGCGGCTACCAATTCCGCCTGTTCCCCGGCGGGGAGGAAAACCCGGTCCTGTACACCATGGACGGCGTCCCGCTGTACAAGTGGGATGGAGAATCGGTCCTGGCCCGCACGGAGGAAGAAATCGCCGTGGACCGTGCCGGTCTGCCAGAGCCGCCGCCCAGTCCTCAGGAACAGCTGCGGGCAGATGTGGATTTCCTGGCAGTTATGGTGGGGGTGGCGCTGTGAACGTGTTGGAATTGGCCCGGCGGTACTATCCGCGCCTGTGGGACAAGGCCCGGCTGGAAGCGCTGGCAGAGAACGGAAAGCTGACATGGGCGGAATATCAGACGATTTGCGGAGAAAGGAAGGATGATGATGACCGGGATGAAGCTTGACACTCCCCCCGGCTTTAGCTGTGGGGAGTGTCAAAAATAAGAGTATAGAAAGGAACTTATAAAATGGCACGTTATCAAACCTGGAACAAGACCGACCCTGTTATCACCCCAAGCGGAGCGCAGTTCACCGCTCAGGCGTGGGCGGACCGCTTTGCGTGGGTCAAGCTGCCGGGGGCGAAGATGATTATTTCCGGCGGGCTCATCAACGGCGGCACCGCGATGGAATTTGAGTCCACGAAAGAGGCCTACCGCAAGAGCGGCGCGGCAATCACCGGCGGCATGACCGATGAAGAAGCCCTTGCCGCGATGGAGGCCTTTGAGGACAACCCGCCGGGGGCTGATCTGCCCAGTGTGGAAGAGCGCACTGCCGCCGCGCTGGAGTTTTTGGCAATGAACAGCCTGCCGGACGAACAGTAAAGGGGGTGGGAATATGAATTTCGAGACCATTAAGCGAAACTATGAGCGCGGCCTGTGGAGCCGTGCGCAGGTAAAAGTGGCCGTGCGCAAGGGCGTGATTACCGCCGCGCAGTATAAGGAAATCGTCGGAGAGAACGAATGACAGGAAAGGACGTGCATAAAATGAACGACATCAAGCGCAAGCTCACCAGCCGAAAGCTGTGGCTGGCCCTGGCGGGGGGGGGTACGGGGGGGTTCCTGGGCCTGGGGGGGGGGGCCCCCGAGGTTC